AACGAGCTACCAGCTCTGGACACCCATGAAGCTGTAGCTGCAGGTACACAATTATTACCGATTCGTTAAACGAGAACGAGCTTAAATAAACGAGAACGAGGACTGTGCTGCACCAGCTCCTGAAGGGGGCTCAACGGAAAACAATGATAGAAAAGTTGGCCCCCGAGAACGAGAATACACGAGAATTAAAGTTCTTTAAAGTCCTCTGACGTTACGCTGCCAGACCCCCTTACTAGTTCTTCCTCGATCCGTTGATCTTCGTCACGGGAACGAGAACGAGCTTCAGGATCCAGCTGCAGGAGCCTCCAGAGTGCACGCTGCACCGCGGGCCATTGTACGGGAAACGAGAACGAGCAACGAGGTTTCAGTAAACGAGGATCAGTGATCGCGGACAACGGTCTGTACAGTTTCAAACTCTTCTCCAAGAGGGTCTCATTGCAG